GTGAAGATGAATCGCAAGGAGAAGGCAGGCATACACAGGTTGAGATTGAGCGTATTATAGGTGTTTCGCATGATATGTTTAAACATATTCTTGCATTGAATACCTACGTTGAGCCATTTCTTGCCTTGCGTACAAATGATCAGCGTGTGATAATTGAGCAACTTTTAGGAATCACTAAGTTATCTGAAAAAGCTGAGAAACTCAAAGAGGAGGCGAAAGTAACTCGTGAGGAAATTAGAGAGGAAGAATTTCGTATTTCGGCGGCGAGTGAGGCGAATAAACGAATTGAACAAAATATCTTGGCTCTTGAGACAAAGTCATCCGCCTGGGACCGTTCGAAGACGCAGAAAATAGATAAGTTACAATCCTCTATTATGGAGATGCTCAATGTCGATATTGATAATGAGATTGCTTTACATAAATCTAAAAAGGAAGTAGAAGATCTAACAGCCGAACATCGGTCGCTGGCGAAAGAATTGGGTGGGCTAGAAAAAGAAGTAACAGAGATTACAAGAATAAAGACTCGTTTAGAGAAAAATCTAAACAGTTATTCTGCTGAAATTTGCCCAAAATGCAATCAGGCAATGGATGCTGAAACGCATAAGAAATTGCACGAGGAAGATTCCGAGGATCATAGAGATGCACTAAAGAGGCTTAGTGAGAAGGCTGCTAAAAGGGATGAGATTAAAACTCTTGCAGATTCTGTTGCTTCACTAATTCCAAAATTACCCGAAACTTTTTATTTAACTATCGATGAAGCATATGGTCATAAGACAACGCTAGATACATTAGGTAATAGCCTTTCGGCTGAACTTGAATCTACAAATCCATATGTAGACCAAATCGATGCACTTAAGAAGGACGGTTTGCAAGAGATTGATTTCACAAATATGAATAACCTTGTGAAATTGCGTGATCACCAAGAATTCCTAATGAAGTTATTGACAAACAAAGATAGCTTTATTCGTAAGAAGATTATCGATCAAAACTTAGCCTTTCTTAATCATCGTCTTGCACATTATCTTGCAGACATAGGGCTTCCCCACTCGGTCCAATTTAAGTCCGACTTGGAGGTTGAAATTACAATGTATGGAAAGGAATTCGACTTCGACAATCTTTCGCGCGGGGAGAGGACAAGGCTTATCTTATCCCTATCATGGAGTTTCCGAGATGTTTTCGAATCCATGAATTCTCCTATAACCTTACTTTTCATTGACGAATTACTAGACCAAGGATTAGATTCAGCAGGTGTAGAAGCTTCATTAGCTATTCTAAAGAAAATGGGAAGAGAGAGTAAGAGAAACATATTCCTAATTAGTCATCGTGATGAATTAATAGGAAGAGTATCTAATGTACTAAAAGTTGTAAAGGAAGGTGGGTTCACTTCTTTAGAAACTAGTGGCGTTCTGCCGTGATGCTCTTGCATTTATAGAACTTCGTGCTAAACTAGAGCTTCATAATAACTAAAAAGGATTAATTTATGTTCCATAGCTTTCCCGATGGCAGTGTCAGACCAACATGTGTAAATATAGGATGTAATAAACCAGTTACATTAAGCAAAGGAAAACTTACTGACTTACCGTCTAAGAGAATTCTAAGAACAGTATGTATTGATTGTCATCATGCAAGCTATGGAAAAAAGACTCTGAAATCGAATGTCACTTCCCATAAGAAATCTTATTGCGAAAATATAGACGGCAGGTTAGGAGTAAATTGCACTGCTACAAATTTAGATAGTGCCCAATTAGAATTAGATCATATTGACGGAAATCATTTAAATAATGATCCAAGTAATGTTCAAACATTATGTAAGAATTGCCATTCTAAAAAGTCGATTAGTGCCGGGGATTATCGGAAAGCTTGTCGTTCTCATTCATCACCGGGTATTCAGATACAATCGAATTTTTCGAGTATATTTTCACATTTGTTTGATTTTGAGCAACTGACCAAAACTGATCCCAATTTACAAATACCCATCCCTTGTACAGAAGAAATCGGCTAACTTCAAATCCAAGTCCTTCCGGATATAGAACCCATTTATCTTTCCGAGATATCTTAATAAGAATTAAGTTTAAGTCTCCCTCATCCTCGACTTCTTTTTGCTGTGCAATCCAGGAGTCGAGGATTTTCACATCCGCATACCAAAGTTGGTGAAACGGAAAATCTGCATAGCTCTTGCATTCTAAGTTAAAGTGATTCCACCCCATTGGTGGGTGTATATCACCTTTCTTACTCTGCAATTGAGCCTTGTCAATTGTTGCTTTACGGTGTGTATTCTTACCACCCACAAATGCGCCGCTGCTTGGCACGCGAAGGAATGATTCATTATAAGTATCTGTTAGGAATTTAGCAACTTCTAATTCCCACGCATTACCTTTGGCTTTTGATTTGGATGGCATTATATCCCCTGTTTATATTATTTATCGAGATTCGATAAATAATGAAAATGAATAGGAGTCATTATGTCTACAGAAGCATTTGAAGCGGCAGTTGATCATGCCATGTTATACGAAGTTGGTGGGCACTGGCAACTAACTCCCGAGGTTGAAGCTGGCCTTGTAGACACAAGAGAACAGCGAAAAGCTGTTGGATATGTAGATGATCCTTTAGATCGTGGTGGCGAAACAAAGTTTGGTATTGCTAAGAATGCTAATCCAGATGTCGATATTTACAATCTAACATGGGAAGAAGCAAAGGGCATATATTTTCATCGTTATTGGCAGGCAGGACATTGTGGAGAACTTCCATCGAGAGTAGCTGTATTGCATTTTGATGGATGCGTAAATCATGGAATAGGTAGAGCAAATAAGTTTCTTCAACGTGCCCTAGGACTCAATGATGATGGTGCAGTGGGACCACAAACCTTAGGTGCTGCTAATGATGCTGATCCAATTGAGACATGCCTGGCTATTTGTGATCAACGTGAGAAATTCTACAGATCCATTGTTGCTAATAAACCAAACCAATCAAGATTCTTAAAGGGGTGGTTAAGAAGAATTGATGAAATGAGGGCATTTACTTGCGACCCTTCACAGGAGTTTTAAAATGGCTTTAATAATGAATGGTAGAATACTACCTCAAGGAATTAGCATCTCTAATCAGGGTGTCCCAGGGCAAATTGCTTTTACATCAGCTGGTACCACTAATTGGGTAGTACCAGCATATGTAACTAGTATCTCTGCGGTTACTGTCGGCGGCGGTGGTGGTGTTGGACCAAGCGTTGGTGCCGGTGGCGGCGGCGGCCTTTCTTATGTTAATAGCATTTCTGTCACTCCGGGCGAAACATTAATTGTTGTTGTAGGTGCTCGTGGAACAACTACAGGCGGCGGGGCCGGTTCTAGCGGCGGCAATTCTACAGTATCAAGAGGTGTTACTCAGCTAGTCGGCGCAGAAGGCGGCGCACTGGGTGGTGGCGGTGGCACAGGCGGTGCTGGTGGAACCGTATTAACTGGAACTGGTGGTGCTGGTGGTGCTGGTGGATACGCAGCAGGACCTTATGCAGGTGGTGGTGGCGGTGGCGGTGCTGGTGGTTATGCTGGCGTCGGTGGTGCTGGCGGATCGGGGTCTTTAAGTAATGGCAGTGCTGGTGCTGGTGGAGCAGGCGGCGGCGGTGGCGGCAGTGAAGGTAACGGTGGCGGTGGCGATGCTGGCGGTGTAGGTATTCTAGGCCAGGGGGCAAATGGTGCTGGCGGTACCGGAGTTACGTTTCCTATTGGTGGCACAGGTGGTAGCGGCAGTGGCGGCAACTACGGCGCTGGCGCAGGTAGCAATGGCGGGAACGGCTCAATCGGTACATCCACCGTTGGCGCCGTACGCATTATGTGGGGCGGGGGCAGATCATACCCATCTAATGCTGCTGACGTATAAGAAATTATATGATTCGAGATTCTGTAGGCAACTACAGAATCTTAGGTAAAATAACAGTAACAGCAAAAACTGTTCAAGCAAATCAACTAGATAACGGGACTGACGCGCCCCGTGAACGTATAAGGTCATCAGCGTATAGGTTTCATCTAAAGCAAACCCAAGTCTAAAACTACAAATCCAAAAATCAATTTCTGTTAGTGTTTCACAATGTAGGGTTAACGAGCCTAGTTAATAATTTCGTCGGCGTGTCGTTCAGAATAGAGCGCAACAGCCAGGACCATTGGGTGTGCAATGGCAAAATCATATGAACGCAACCTTTGTTGCAAGTAAGATGATTGCAAAGTTTGCTGCGGGTATGTGAAAACAGGGTATGGCCCGCAGGTTGCGTAATTTATCGGCTGAAGGATGATTACAAATGCAACGAGCCCGTATGAAGTTACAACTTCTTAGGCCCCTTCCGAAACGCTATTGACGCGTGTAGTTGACATAATCAATCCAACACTACATAAATATTTCGGTTCAGAGTCTGGCGATACTGTCATGGTTTTCGCTGTCCAAGGATTTGGATACCCTTGGTCTGACTCCTCCGTCATGATATTAAGTCTAATCTGTAATTTACGAAGTAAGTAATTCGAACGAATGACGAAGCGGAGTTTACGAAGCGAGTGATTCGTGAAGAATTCGGTCTGTAAGACCGCTTAATGTTACATCACTTCTTTTATAGATGCGCTTTGTGAGCTTAATGATTTCTGAATTTGTTATTAAGGACAGATCTGAATGTGCTCTTAGTTTAATTCGTCGGATGTCATGGCCGTAGGTTTCGCAGGTAATGACACCAGTGAATTTTGCAAAGTGAAGAGTCACGAATGCATTGAGTCTTAGCTCTACTTCTCCTACTAGATTTAGGAGCCCTTTGTCCGTTTTCGGGTCAATATGTCTAATCAATTTAATCTCACCTTTAGCGATAAAGACTTCGGATATTAGATGGTCGCCCTCTGAAGGTTTTATGTAGATAAATCCAGGTTGGCGAATTATAGCCTGATCAGTAAACAGAATCATATTCAACGTGCGGTAAGGGTACATTGTAACCTCATACGGACTCCACCCGATATGCTGAGCATCAAGAAGCCTTGATAAATCATATACCCAGTGATGCTTAGGATATCTTTCCCAACAATCGATATCATCTTTTGGAATATCTAATTCTATAGTGTCTGTTTTTTTATGCATGATATTTCCTTACATGTACTCCTTAGCGCCCTTATTCTGTTCTTTAATGCGTTTATTGATTACACCAACTAAAATTTCTCTATCTTCGTAACTCATTCCCCAGAGCGAATTCCACTCTACTCCACCTTTCATAAAATAGCAAATATCGGATATTTGCTCTTTTAATGCTTTCCCATCCTTAATATATGAATTTATAAGGTCACCTAACTGCTCGGGTGGTAGAAAAGTTAATGACCTTATGAAAAATTTACTGGATTAAAGTCAATTTCACTTTCCCATTCGTGTTCACACTTTTCACATTTAGCTATAAATGTTCTTTTGATGCCTATATCGTTGATCTCCGTAATCATATCATCAATCTTATCTATACTTTTCTTATCGATATTCTGTAAAAATTCCCTAATAAATTTCTTGTCGGTAACATTTACATTATTCGACTCATCAACAATTCTTATTATACCGGAAGTAATCAAATCAACTTTAGTGGTAGCAACTTCACTAAAGGCTTTTTTAACAATAGCCGATCGTTGTTCATCAGTAAGAGTTCTAGATTCTAATGCCCTTACTAATTTGTCTTGTTCAAATTTCGCATGTAGTCCTTTTAGTAATTCTGGAAATGCATAAGGTTTTACAAAAATAGATAAACCAGAATCTAGATTTACGACATATTCGGGTTCGAGACTTTCCATATTGTCTAATGCATATTGAAGATTTAACTTAAATGTGCTCTCATGACTACAATTTGGGCATTTAAGTGCAGTTTCAAGTGAATCATTATAGGTTGCATATCGAATTGCAGTTATCAGAGTATCAATATCATTTGTTAATAATGCTCGTGGATTTTTAAGTGCAGGAACACAACTATTAAGGACTTCTATTAATGCTTCTCCATTTAATAGTGCATCTGGATTCTTAAGAATAAGTTCATCCCTGCCTGTCATCGGTAACACACCAACTTCGCCGGTATCTGTAAAATCAATAATGCCGGGTCCATAATATGATGTTCCACTGGGCATTTTAAGATACAATTTAATTGCCCTAAAATACTGCTGCAACGGATTAGATTTTTGAATTTGTTGTTCCATAATTCGCCTCTGAAAATATTTTGATAAATAGTATTGATTACTATTTTCACTTATTTATCACGGGACATAACCAACTCTTTTTATGGCTGATAATACTGTTTATATTGCTGGCGTAGCGGATGGTGCATTTGAAAAGGCATTAGGTGAACTGCCGGGCTGGGCCACAGAGAAAGTAGCTAAAAACATTGAGAAAATCCTCGAGGATTCTTTAGGAATTCAGAGACAAATGTTATCTGAAGCCATTAAGTGTTGCAAAGGTGCCGGAGGAGGTGCTGGAAATATTCCTACAGAGGAAATGGGTAAAGTTAAAGGTGCCCTTGACGATCTTCTTAAGAGTCTCGATCATGTAACCAAAGCAAACAAAGATATTGCTGCTGATGCTGCTGCAAAGAAAAAAGTAGCAGATGATGAAAAAGATCAATCGGCTAAGACTAAGGTAATGAGCTATCTTGGCAACAAGGCCCTTGGTGGCCTTGTTGCAATGGGTGGAAAATTAGTAGGTATACAAAAACAATATTATGATACGTCAAACGACTTATTTAAGTCAGGTATTAATTTACTAAATGGAAATGATACTACCACGAGCAGTTTTATATCATTGCAACAAATGATTACCTTAGCAGGTGTCAGATTAGAAGTTTTTGAAAAAGCTGTAATGAAATATAGTTCGTCTGTAAACGCAGTCGGAGTAAAGAAATTCGCATCAACTATAAATTTGGCAGGTAAAGAATTAGCTGAGTTGGGGTTTAAATCGAACGAATGGGGTGAAATAGTAGGCGCAATGATGGAAAGTGAATCAGCCTATTCCGATCTTAGAGGTAAGTCCGATGAAGAACTTGCTGCAAATGCAAAAAGATATGGTGCGCAATTAAAGAATTTAGCATTTTTAACAGGGCAGTCTATTGACAAATTAAAAGAAAGTAGCATAGAGGTTTCGAGAAATTCGGATATGATGGCTGTCGAGGCCGAGTGGGGTGAAGCAGGTGCTGCTAGAATTAAAGAATTGGCCTCAGCTCTGCCCGGAGCAAGTGAAGCAATTGTAGCATTAGCGTCATCTAGTAGTCAGGCAAATGAAGAAATGTATCAGACATTAGTTAAGGCAGGTGCAGGTCCCCAAGCAGATCGCTTTAGAAATACAATAACCGAACTCGCCAACGGAACGATCTCAACTGAGACTGCAATACGCCAAATGGGAGATACTGCTAAAGAGTTTGATAAAGGTCAAATTGCTGCATTAAGGCTTCAGAAGACTGCCGGAACTCAGGGAGCTAAGATATCGCAGGATTTTATATATGGTCTTAGAAAAGTTGCATTTAATACATCGGATGCATCAAAAACTCAATTAGATGCAGCAACTAAAAATCAAGCATCTATTGCTAAGTTTTCTACAGCGGCAGAAGAATTGGCAGCTGAACCTCAACGGGCATTTGTACTACTTGAATCTCAATTAGATGCTGCAACGGCCGGGCTGATCAAGATGAATGAAGCAGTAAATTCACTTATTAAAACCACTTCACTTGAAACGAGAAGTCAGATTGGAATTGGGCTTGAAATAGCCAGTGCTGTATTGGGACTTGCTGTGGCTACCGGAATATTAAAAAATGTAGCGAAAGGGTTCGGGGGATTAATAGGTGCAGGCAAAGGTGGTCCAGTAGGGCCTAGCGGCCCTACTCCACCCGGAGGTAAAGGGGCAGGTAAATGGGCCGGCCGCGCCGCCAAAGGAGCTAAAGGCGGAATCGTTGGTGTAGCAACCGGAATTGCATTGGACGCGGCAAGTGAATCATTAGAAGAATCGGGACATACGACAGCAGCAGCAGCAACTGATATTGCTTCGAGTGCAGCAACAATGGCTGGTACAGGTGCATTGTTGGGTAGTTTTATTCCGATAATAGGTACAGGTATTGGTGCATTAGTGGGTGCCCTAGCTGGTGCAGGGTATGGGACATACCAGAATTGGGACAAATTAACCTCGTCTACATCTAAAGATGAAAAAACAAAGCCTAAAGAAGGCGCACCGACGCCAACACCAACATTAAAAATAAAAACAGAAGGAGTATCGGCACCTCCTGCTAAAATTGATGCAAAAACAACACAGATATCAGTACCTACTACACCAGCATTATCGACAGTCAATAGTCCGGCAGCTATTACTCCTGAAGGTGATCCTAAAGCGAAGAGACCTACAGTTCCTGAAACTGCTGAATCAATAATGGGGCCCGTAATGGATAAACCCGATGGTAATAAGGACATAAATACCGTACTAAGGCATAGTAGTGATGTTCTAGAGGCAATTCTTTTGGCTTCAAATCAGTTGGTAGAAGTGAATAAAGATATACTTAAATATTCGAGAATAAGCGCATGACATGGAAAAAATTCTTTAAGCCCGTTAATTCGGTCTTACCTGTTGCACAGAGAGCAGTTGATAGTACATCTGCTTATGCATCAACGGCCAAATATAGTAACTGGCTTCCAGAAGTATATTCCGGTCCTCCAGATAGATTACAACGATATGCAGTTTATGATCAGATGAATTATGATCATGAAATTAGTGCAGCAGTCGATACAATTGCAGATTTTGGAACAGAACCAGATGAAGTTACAAAACTTCCTTTAATCATTAAGTTTAACGATGATCCTACCCCGTCTGAAATTCAAATTCTAGAAAAGACATTAGGACAATGGGTTAGACTTAATAAACTAACACGCCGTTTATGGAGAATGTTCCGTTCTACACTAATCTATGGTGACCAATTCTTTATTCGTGATCCAGAAACATTTAAACTTTATTGGGTAGATCCTGCTAAGGTTGAAAAGGTTATTGTAAACGAATCTGATGGTAAGAAGATTGAGAGCTACTTCGTTAAGGACATCGATCTTAACATGAAGAGCTTAGTTGCAACAAATCAGCTTAACAAGCTTTCAAACGAGGCATTTGGATCCAACAGTATTATATTCTCGCCCCCAATGCAAGGAAATATGAACTATGTTTCTGGTGGCTATGGTGGTGCAGGTACAGCTAACTATCAAGATGGTGGCGCAACGGCTGTAGATGCCGAACATATTGTGCAATTATCACTCACAGATGGCATGAATGCTGCATGGCCCTTCGGTCTTAGTATTCTAGAACAAATTTACAAGGTTTACAAGCAAAAAGAATTGCTTGAAGATGCTATCCTAATCTATCGTGTACACCGTGCTCCAGAGCGACGTGTATTCTTTATTGACGTCGGTACTATGCCACCTAACAAGGCACAACAGTATCTTGAACGTATCCGTTACGAAGTACAGCAAAAACGTATTCCGAGTAGAACTGGCGGCGGCGCTAATGTGACTGACTCCACATACAATCCTATGTCTATCTTGGAAGACTATTTCTTTGCTGTAACCAGTGAAGGTCGTGGATCTAAAGTCGAGGTTCTTCCGGGCGGGGAAAACTTGGGCGACATTGACGACTTGCGTTATTTCAATAACAAAATGTTACGAGCACTTGGAGTTCCTAGTTCGTATTTGCCGACAGGTCCGGAGGACGGTACTGCCGCAGTGAACGATGGTCGTGTAGGTACAGCCTTTATTCAAGAATTTAGATTTGCCAAGGTTGTGTCTCGCTACCAGCAACAGGTTATTGAACCGATTGACCTCGAGTTTAAGTTATTCTTGAAGCACCGTGGTATTACAATTGACAATAGTTTATTTGAACTCGAATTTACACCACCGCAATCATTCTCCGAATACCGTCAGTTAGAGTTAGACTCGGCTCGTATTAACACATTTACAGCATTGACAGATATTTCGTTTGTATCAAAGAGATTCATTCTTAAAACATACCTCGGCTGGTCAGAAGAACAGCTTGCAGAAAATGAGCGTATGTGGAAGGAAGAGCGTAGTCGCTTAACCAAGACATTTGCACCAGAACAAGGCGGCGTAGGATCTGCACCAGCAGGATTGTCTGACGTCGGAATTACAAGTTCGGGCATTGATGATATGGCACCTGAAGATGATACTGTTGATGATAATATGGAACCAGGCGCAGATACAGGTGCAACCGATGCCGAAGTTGATAACTTCGGTGGGCAGTAAGAGGTAAATAGTAATATGAAAGCCTCTGAAATGCTCGTTGAATTTTATGATCCTGCCGATGATGAATATGGTAAGGCACACATGGATGATACTCGTCGTCCACGCCTTACTATGCTTCATATACAGAAATTAAGGAAGGCAAGAGATGCTGAGAAATATGAAAAGGCTCAGCATCTTGAATTTCTTCCTGATATGTATGGGCAAGCCGCTGCCCCTGAAGGCGGCCTATAAATTAGCTTATTATCCTGCGTCGACCGAGACTAAATAAAGCTACAAATCTGTACTTTCAAAAAAGTGGCTCTTTTACGGCCATTTCCTCCCCTATCACCCGTCTCTGAGTTAAATACACAGAATACCAATAAATGGTATATTGAAAATTAACTAATCAAGGAGAGATTGGGCATGTCACAACAACAAAAGCTTGAAAAGGTACTGGATCTACTATTAAGTGAAGATTCGGACCAGGCCGCTGAACTTCTCCACCAGATCATTGTAGAGAAAGCACGTACTATTTATGAAAGCATCGTAGACGAAGATGTCGACGACGGTGATACTGAAAAAGACGAGCTCGAAGAAAGTGATGAAGTTGGTGGTGAACCAAATAAAGATTTCACAGGCGAAATCGCATCCGACGAAGACGAAGTAGAATCCGACGAAGAAAACGACGGTGAAGCTGGATCCGACGAGGATGATGAAGGTGCTGAAGACGACGGTGAAGAAGGTTTCGGCGGCGAAGAAGCAAGCACAGAAGAGCGCGTTGAAGACCTAGAGTCACAACTTGCTGAACTTCGTGCAGAATTCGACGCACTAATGGGCGAAGAAATGCAAGAACCTAACCATGCAGATCTAGGTGGTGAATTTGGTGGTGATGAAGTAGCACCAGTAGATGATGCAGGCGGAATGCCTGACTTTGGCGGCGGTGCAGAAGAAAAGGTAGTTGGTGAAGTTGTCGCAACTATGTTTGAAAAGAACAAGACCGCAAAGCTTCCTGTAGCTCCACAAGCTAAGAAGCAAGGCAACAAGGTTGCTGAAGAAACAGCGTTTCTAAACAAGACACCTGATACAGGCCAACGCGGTACAGCCAAACTAGTAGGAACTGGTAAGAACACACCGCTAGGTGCTGAACAAAACAAGTCTCCATATACCAATATTCCTGCACGTAAGGACTACGGCGGAAAGCCAACACCAATCGGCGGCGATGGCGGAACTGGTGGTGAATACGGTAAGTGGAACGGCGACTCGGCTAAGGATGACACTCCTTCAGACAACGTAAAGGTTGATCCTAAGAAGAATGGCGTCAAGGCAACTACAGAACCTAAATTTACAGGTGGTGCAGCAGCAGGCCCTGGGTTCACAAAGTCTCCTCTAACAAAGAAGCCAGCGTAAGGATAAACGGTGAAAGTGGCAAATAAACTGTACGAGTACCTATCTTTTGATAGGGCACACGTTCAACTTCTAGAAGAAGATAACAAGATGACTGGTGGTAAAGATCTCTGCATGAAAGGGATCTTTATTCAAGGTGACGTAAGAAACCAGAACCAGCGTGTTTATCCTGTTCGTGAAATTGCCAGAGCCGTTAACTCTATTACTGAAAAATTAAGTGGCGGTCAATCAGTTATGGGCGAGCTCGACCATCCGGAAGAGCTTTCAATTAATTTAGATCGCGTGAGTCACCTCATTACAGAAATGTGGATGGATGGTGCAGATGGATACGGAAAGTTGAAGATTGTTCCAACTCCGATGGGCGGCATTGTAAAGACACTGTTGCAATCGGGCGCAAAGTTGGGTGTATCTTCCCGTGGTTCTGGAAATGTTGGTGATGATGGTGCAGTTTCAGATTTTGAAATTATCACTGTTGACATCGTGGCGCAACCAAGCGCACCAAATGCGTTTCCGAGGACGATTTACGAAAGTCTTTTTAACATGAAGGGTGGTCATAACGTTATGGATACCGCAAGGTCTGCATTAACAGAAGCCGCTGCACAGAAACAGCTTGTTAAGGACCTTCAAAGACTTATCAAAGAGTTAAAAATTTAAGGGGAACTCAAGATGGCAAAGAAAATTGATGAGATCTTGAGCGAAAGCGTTGGATTATCCGAAGAAACCAAAAGTCAGATCGTTGGCTTGTGGGAATCTAGACTAACCGAAGCCCGTGAAGAAGTTGCTGCTGTACTCCGCGAGGAGTTTGCACGTAAGTTCGAACACGACAAGGGTGTTCTAGTTGAATCAATGGATCGTTTCTTAACAGACAAAGTCCGCGTTGAACTCGAAGAATTCGCCGATGACAAGAGAAAACTTGTCGCAGAACGTGTTGCCTACAAGGGCAAGCTAGTAGAACACACAGGAATGTTAAACAAATTCATCACAGAAGCTGTAGCAAAAGAAATGAAAGAATTCTATGCCGAAAAGAAGGCTATGAAGGAAAACTTTGGAAAGCTAGAAAACTTCCTGTTGAAGCAACTTGCTGAAGAAATTCGCGAGTTCCGTGCAGACAAGAAGTCACTTGTGGAACAAAAAGTCAAGATGGTTACCGAAGGTAAGCAGAAGCTACAAGAAACAAAGGCACAGTTTATCAAGCGCGCCGCACAGATTATCGAGTCTAACATTGAAAAGACTCTGCGCTCTGAAATTGGTCAATTCAAGGAAGACATTCGTGTCGCCCGCGAGAACGATTTTGGACGTAAGATTTTTGAAAGCGTTGCTGCTGAATTCATGACCTCGTACCTAAATGAAGGTACAGAACTTAAGAAGATGCAAAAGGTACTTGAAGCCAAAGATGCGCAACTTGCAACACTTAACGAATCAGTTAAGAAGAGCAGAGGGCTCATGGAAGGTCTAGATACCAAGCTAAAAGCAACTCAGGATCTAGTCGAAAGACAGAAAGTCATGGGAGAGTTACTAGCACCATTGTCGAAGGACAAGAAAGCTGTAATGAAAGAATTGCTTGAATCGGTTAACACTAAGAATTTGCAAGGTGCATACAACAAGTATCTACCAAGCGTTCTAAATGAAGCCGCTGTACGTAAACCTGAGTCTGCAAAGACACAGTTAACTGAGGCGACATTGTCAGCCAATACAGGTAATAGAGTGAAGGTCACTCAAGAGGAAGAGTCTAACGATTCTTCAGAGTTAAATCATATTTTGTCCTTAGCCGGAATTAGAAAGTAATTAGGAGAAACTTACAATGGCAACAAAGCTATTTGAATCAAACTGGGGCGCTACCAAAGAAGCCCTTTTAGAAGGTCTCTCAGGAACCCGTAGACAGTCCATGGACGTCGTGTTTGAAAACACTCGTCGTTACTTGGCTGAATCGGCTACTGCAGGTGCCACACAATCTGGTAACATCGCCGTACTAAACAAGGTTATGCTACCGTTAATCCGTCGTGTTATGCCGACCGTTATTGCGAACGAAATCATGGGCGTACAGCCAATGACTGGTCCAGTTGGTCAGATTCACACATTGCGCGTTCGTTACGCAAACACAGCAGCTGGTGTTACAGCTGGTACAGAAGCACTTGGTCCATTCGAAATTGCTAAGGCATATTCGGGTAACGAAGTTGTTGCTGATCCAGGTGCAGCTTCAACAGCTCGCCTAGAAGGTGTTCCAGGTAACAAACTAAGCATCCAAATCTTGAAAGAAACCGTCGAAGCTAAGACACGTAAGTTGTCGGCTCGTTGGACTTTTGAAGCAGCACAAGATGCAAATGCCATTCACGGTATTGACATCGAAGCTGAAATCATGCAAGCACTTGCACAAGAAATCACAGTTGAAATCGACCAGGAAATGCTATTCAAGTTGTCTAGCCTAGTTCCAGTCCCGCCAACAACATTCAACCAAGCCGCTGTATCTGGTACAGCTACATATGTTGGTGATGAAATGGCTGCTCTTGCAGTTATGATCAACCAGCAGGCTAACTTGATTGCTGCTCGTACACGTCGTGGTGCAGCTAACTGGGCAGTTGTTTCGCCAACAGCGTTGACAATTCTTCAGACAGCTACAACATCGAGCTTTGCTCGTACCACAGAAGGTACATTCGAAGCACCTACAAACACAAAGTTTGTTGGTACATTGAACAGCACAATGCGTGTTTATGTAAACCAGTTCGCAAGTGATGGTGAAGCAGTTCTTATCGGCTACAAGGGCCCTACAGAAACTGATGCCGCAGCTTACTACTGCCCATACATTCCGCTAATGAGCGTTGGTCCAGTTATGGATCCACAGACTTTCGAGCCTGTTGTTTCGTTCATGACACGTTACGGCTACCTAGAATTGACCAACACAGCTAACAGCTTCGGTAACGCAGCTGACTACTTGTCGAAGGTCGGAATAGATTCATCCACCTTGAAATTTTACTAAATCGAAAGATTGGTACTGTTTTAGTGCAAAGAAAAAGCCCCTTAATCGGGGCTTTTTCACGGCTATGTTATCTTATCGAATAATGATAAATATACGAAACGGTAGGTACAAACTATATGGCTCAGAAAATTAAAGTTCAAGACGGTATTGTTGTTTATTCAAAACCCAACCCATCTACACCTGTAATATTTCCAGATCCTCTTGCACCTGATGTAGATCTTGTTGTTAATGGTCAGATAGATGTTTCTCTTCAGGTAAGAATAGGTAATGATCCCTTGGCGGATGGATCTATAACAACTACAAATAGTGATATTGGTTTAAAAATTATTACCACAGGGACAGGCGATATTACATTGCAGACCGATCTCGGCGGTGGTATTAAAATAAGAGATGCATGGTGGCCAACAAATGCTATAAATCCCGGAATGTTCTTGGGCGCAAGTTCTCTTAATGTTTTAGAATTTTATTCTTTTGTTATTGGATTTGGCACTGATAGTGAAACACCGTCATCTCTTAATGGGGCGTTTCCTAATGCACAACCTGGTCAGATGGTTTATGGACCGACAGTTGTTTATTTGTGCGTCGCAGCTGGGTTGACACCAGGTACAGCAACATGGAGATCACTTGCTGGAGGATTAGGATATACACCTGTAAATAATAACGGTTCGGGAAACGACGGATCTCCACCGGCAATGACCGGCCCATTAATTCTTAATGCAAATCCAACGGTATCGCTTCAAGCTGCAACTAAACAATATGTTGATACAGAAATTGCAGCAGTTTCCTCGGGATTAAATATTCACGCTGCATGTCAGACCTCAACTACAGCAGCATTACCTGCATGCAATTATAGTAATGGTATTTCCGGTGTCGGCGCCACTCTTACTGCAACAGCTAATGGAGTGTTAGGAACTGTCGGCGGATATGGAGGATTAGTAGTTACATCTCGTGTGTTAGTTAAGAATCAATTAGTAACTATACAGAATGGTATATACGAAGTAACAAGTTTAGGTGTTAATGATCCAGGCGGATCTCCTT